TAAGAGGCGCGAACACACCATGATTCGAGATGCCTCTTGCGTGGTTCCGCAGACATCCAGCGTTATCGGATCCACGGAGAGTACCCTTGCGAAGATCATGTGTAGTACACGATCCTGTGCCTTCTTTGCCACGTGCTCGGCCATAACACCCAGAAGATCTGTGTATGGGTTTCCTCTCATTACTGCTGCCCTCCTGAATTATGTGGTGGGTACACTGCCGGCCGACTGTTCATCCATAAGGTTGCGGAAGTCCAGTGTTACCGTTGTTTGGTAGACTCCGTTTTTTACTGTGTGGCTGTCGGATAGAATCCAGAACAAGCCATCCAAGCCGGTAATGGGTTCCCGGACCACCACGGCATTTCCGGTGACCAGCTTGGTGTTACCGATACAAACTGCCGTGATAGTTTGCGAGTAACCGTTTTCGGCAAGGATATCCTTTGCAGCTGCCTCCGGGTCTTCGTAGGTACTGGCCTTAATTGCGGCCTGAAAAAGGCCGTAGAGAGCGCGGTACCCCTCCGGACTGTCATAGGTGGCAATCTTCACAAACTCGTCATCATAGACGGCGACCGAGGTAACCATATCTTCGATGCTGTCCTCGGCCCTGCACGAGATCAGGTTTACCCCGGGAATCAGCTTGATACTCTCATCGCTTATCGCCTTTTCGACAACCTCTAGGTGGTTACTCCGAAAGCGGACCTGGTACTTTTTCTCCGTCTGTTCGGAGGCCAGGGTGTACATAGTCTGGATGATCTGATAGAGGTTGGTTCCAAGAAAATTCCGGGAAACCGGAACGCCGGTGACGGCCAGATTCCCCACCGGAATCCCGAATTCGTTGCAGATCTGTTGTGCGACTTCTTCGGGCGTTTGATCGCGGACTGCGATATAGGTTTCGTTCTTTTTAAGGAACACCCCTCTGTCATATGCTGTGCAGGATATAATCTGCTGGCCGGTACTTCGCCCGCGCCGGCGCAGGTGCCCGGAGAATAGAATATCTGCCTCGTGATAAAGTCGCACCATTCCGCCGACCTCGATCAGCGCATCGGGGATGACGTCAAACGTCAGCTTTCTGGCACAGTCTTTATAACTTCCGCTCCAAGCGAGGTCACTTACCATATTGGTGATGTGTTCCGACTTGCTGGCGTCTGTACTCCAGGTACGGATCTTTAAAAAGTCGTTATGAGCCATATATCAGCACCTCACAGAAGGGACTTGTCCGGGAGCACGATCTGCTGGCCGGGGAAGATCAGGTTTGCATTCTTAATGTCGTTATAGGTTGCCAGCTTATATGCCAGTTGCCCGTTGCCGTAGTGCGTTCGGGCGATTGCCCAGAGCGTTTCACCGTCCTTCACCGTGTACGGGATGTTGGAGGATCCGGCGGCGTCCACGTTGCGGCCGGCATTGCCTGTATCTGCATTTTCCGTGCCCTCTGCAGCCAAGTCGCGATACTGGCGAAGCGTGAGTTTTACAACCACATCTCCAGCACCGCCCTCCTCCATAAGCTGCACCGGGGCAAGTAAAACCGGGTAGTTTACAGGCGTGTCGGTAACGATAAAGCGAAGAACGTCCCCGTCGGTAGACCAACGCACAAGCCTGTCAACGATACTGTACGGATCTCCGGTGTAGCCGGCCACTGTGTAGTTTCGCTCTCCGGAGGGAAGGAGGAATTCCATCTGCTCGTTGAAGAGCGACTTTACGCCCGGAAGATTGACCTGGCCGATCTGCGCCATATCGAGGCTTTGAACAAAGCGGCCGCCGGTCAACCGAAACCCGGCAGGTGTAACCGGCATAATCTGTTCCTCGTTGGTTCTTGTGTTTCTGAAAATAATCTGCATACTCATCCTCCGTAAGCCACGCTGGCCATTTGGATCTTCTCCGCAAGTGCGGATGCGATGAGGTCGATGTCGGAATCATCCCGCACAGTGAAGTTGTTTCCGGTGATACTTACGACGATGCCGTTGCCGGAATCCCGCCTTCGAGCCTCTTCGGAGGTCAAAACCTGTTCACCCTCGTGGAGAAGGGCGGGATAGCCGTCATACGGTACGCGACGCAGACCGTATGCATTGCTTTTAGATATACCCCCTACACTCCCACCTCTCAAATAATGGTCCTCTATCATAGCGTCGTAGTAGTATTCAGTGAAACCAAGTGCCGTATACTCCTCTTTGGTTAAACCCGTATTGCTAGCAAGATAGGCAATAGTATTGTCGGTGGTGGCCGCTGCTACACCCTTGCTCGATTCGTTTGCGGCTTTATAGGCATTGGTTGCAGCTTCGAGACCAACCGTGTTCTCTCTGATCGCAGCGACCTGATCCATCTCAATGTCAAATGCCGCCTGATACTCAGAACTGGACTCGTAGGCCGCAGCAGCAAGTGCTTCGGCAGCCTCCTTTGCCGACTCCATCCGCAGACCGGCCTCGAACGATCCGTTTTCGTATTCTTTTTTTGCGGCCTGGTACTCGTCGTGCAGTTCCGTCAATTTGTCCTGATCATCATCGTCGTACAAGGAGGTATCCTCTCCAAGAAGAACGGCGGAAAGAGCCTCCCGCCTGTACTGATCCGACAGGTTGTCGAGGTGAGCTCGGCTTTCTCCGCTGACTTTGCTCAACTCTGTCAGCGCATCGCCCAAGGGGCCTTCGTAGCTTGCAATGTCTTCAGTACGGCCAGTGTTGCGAATGGCGTTGTATGCCTCGCCGCCGGCAATATCGATATTGTCCCAGATATCTTCCAGCGTGGATTCTAGTCCGCTGGTGGTTTGCGACAGCGCATCCATCATTCCAGGAAATCTCTCGGTGAACTGTTCCAGGATCAAATCGCTGACATATCCGCCGGACAGCTCTCCTTTGGAGATCTTGTTATAGACATCCTTTTGACTGATACCCAGATCATCTGCAATCCACCGAAAGACGGAAAAACCTCGTTCATTCAGTGGATTAAGATACTCCAGAGATGCCTTATCTGTGGACTTCATACGGCCAATGTACGTGGCAACCGTGCCGATATCGGAAGTCGAGAGCCCCAATGCGGCGCCGGCGTCACCCACCTTCTTCATGGTCGGTATGATGTCCTCGACGGCATAACCAAATGTCAGGAGGATCTTCGATATATCAACCAACTCGTCATACGCGAATGGCGTAGTAGCTGCAGCGACACCGATCTCATCAAGGAATTCTTCTGCGAGATCCGCGCCACCCAGCAAGGTCTCGAAGGAGAGCTTAACCGCCTCTCTATTTGCGGATAAGTCGGATCCTGAGGAGATTTTGGTGTCAGTTGCTTCAGAAACATCGGAATAAAGCTGGTTGTAATATTCCTTAAAGTAGTCGTCCTTCTCAGAAAACTTTTGCGCCGAACCCTGAATAAGACCGGAAGCAGCGCCAATAGCTGCACCAATAGCAGTTCCAATGCCAGGAATCACAGAACCTATAGCAGCCCCGGTTCCGATTCCAGACAAAATGCTGGAAACAAAGGCGGCATCAGATGACCCCAAAAGACTTTCGCCGAGAATGCCCACTGCCTGCGATGCGCTGTCGGTGAGCATCTTGCCCAGTCCGGCTTTTGCGAGAGCAGCGAGGGTTCCAGATGATCCGCCGCCGGAAGATCCGCCGGAAGGTGTGCCATCCTGCATCTTCCGCATAGTATTTGAGACATCATTGATATCCCGGATGGTATCCTTAGCGGCTGCGGAGTATCCCTTCGAAGCGTCCGTCAGCTCGGTATACTCCTGCTTCAACTTCTCGAATTTGACCTTGTCGGCTTCGTCTCCGGTTTTCTTGAAGGTTCTCGCAGCCTCGTCCATAGCGCGCTTGATACCCATTGCCTCTGCAGAAGCGGATGCCGCCTTCTTGTTCAGATCTTCATATCGACTGCCGAGCTGCTGCGCCTTGCGCTGCAGCTCCTCAAATTGTTTGGATACACCGGTGGACGAACTGGCAATCGACTTCATTGTGCCGGAGACATCATCCGTCATTTTCATTACGATGGAGATAGAATCAGCCAATGGCGGCCTCCTTTCGTGCACTGCCTTCAAGCGGCGCAATGTGTGGTAGTACTCATGTGGGATCCTCCTTCTTATCAGTAAATCTTGTGTTCAGTGTCTGCATGATCTCCACAAGAACCTCCGGGAGGAAGTCTTTGCGATCAACAGTCAGCGTCAGCACCAGCTGCACCTCTGCCGCATCATACAGGCTTGTATCTGCCGTCAAAGCAGTGATTTTCGGTGCGCGGTCAGCAACCTTCAGATATCCGGAAGCAAAGGCGCCCATAATCATCATTGCACGCAGGTCCAGCGTGGGCAGATGGGAGTTGTGGACCTGATCCACCTCGCAGAAGGTGGTTAACTTGAATTCATATCGCAGGCTCACGGCGCCACCGCCAAGGGACATCGGATCCAGAGAGATCTTTCCGAGCTCCACCAGATTGCTGGGACGGGTAAACCCGGATGGAACCAGATCCTCATAGATCTGTTCACCCGGGAACACCTCTGCCAGCTTGGCGCAAACAGAAGCCTGAATATCCTTCGGTAAAATCATCGTGAATCGTTCTCCTAACTGCCATAAATGGCATCGTCAATGGCATCGCACAGTTCGCGAACAGCGTCGTCAGCTGCTTCGAGGGCGATTTTCTGGGCGTTCATTCGCGCCCAGCTGTAGAACTGTCGGCCTGGCACATATGTCTTGCCGCTCTTTATGCGGGGTGTGTATCGCTTGGCCGTTCCGGAAGGCGGCCGGATCGCGTGGCCTTGGTCTACATATCGGGTGATGTCCCTCGCGGTGGTTTTTCCGTCTTTGGTGACTGCCACGTCTTCGCTCACTGGTGAAACAGCCACGTAACCGTTGTTGCTGCCGACGCGC